CTGTTTCCAGTTGATGCATTGTCTTCAAATGTAATATATGAATTACTGGAATAATCAAAGCCTATTTTAATAGTTGCATAAAAGAAATTATCTGAGGATGTTAACCATGTTAGATTTGTTCCACCGTCATACTGACTATACAAAGAATATACATTAAGGGGAACAGTGCTATCTCCAGCGAGACCAACTTCAATCGAAGTATATGTTGTTCCATTATTTAAAGAAACATATGGTGCAGAATATGAATGAGCTCCACCATCATAATCGGAACCTATACCAATAAAAGCAGTGCTACCGTAAGTTGATTCGGTTGCTTCGAATCCAGTAGCAGCACCAACTGTTGATGCAATATTAATTTTTCTACTATTAGTTGATGCACCAGATTCAGTAACGCTGAATACGCTTCCTGTTGCTAATGTAGAAGTATTGGAAGCATATACTATGCCCTTACTTGTAAATGATGTAAGACCTGTGCCACCATCTGTTGTTGGAATCGTATCTGTCCAAGATGGAACACCTGCAGAAGTCATTTGTAGGAATGAAGTTGCAGCAGGTTTTGTTAATTTACTTAGTGTATCTGTTGCTGATGAGTATAATAAATCACCAGTAGCGTATGTCGATTGTCCTGTACCACCATTTGTTGCACCAAGAGTTCCAGTTACACCTGTTGTTAATGGTAATCCGGTGCAACTTGTTAATGTACCAGAAGTTGGTGTTCCTAATACTGGTGTAACCAATGTAGGAGAAGTTGCAAACACCAGAGCACCAGAACCAGTTTCATCTGTGACTGCTGCTATTAAATTTGCACTTGATGGTGTTGCTAAAAATGTTGCAACTCCAGTACCAAGACCAGATACACCAGTTGATATTGGTAATCCGGTGCAACTTGTTAATGTACCAGAAGTTGGTGTTCCTAATACTGGTGTAACCAATGTAGGAGAAGTTGCTCTTACAACACTTCCTGTTCCTGTATTTGCTGTCCAAACAGGAACTGTCCCATCTGAAGTTAGTACATAATTACTTGCACCAATTGCTAATTTTGATAATGCAGATGAAGATGATGCATATAATAAATCACCAGTAGTGTATGTTGTTTGACCTGTACCGCCTTTAGTTGCACCTATGGCAGTTGCGTTCCAAGTACCAGTTGCAATTGTACCGAGAGTTGTGATTGAAGTTTGACCGACATATGTGCTCTTGATGCTAAAAACATTACCAGATAATGTTAATGTTGTTTCGTCTGCAGTGAATGTGCCAGGTCCTGAAATTTGAGAAAATACTAAACTATCTGTATTGAGAGTAGTTATCTTTTGATTTTGAACCCAACCAGTTCCTGCATATGCAGTACCATTTGTTACTAATATGAAATCTCCACCTTGCCATTCTATTGCAGTATCTCCATCAGTAGCTCTTCTTAATTCTCTTGCTCCATATGCGTAATAAATACCATTCTTAGATGCACCAAGACCTCCAACATCTCCTTCATTTTTTACAAGTAAACGACTAGCAGATGTTTCAGTTGTACTATGAGTTAATGTTGTCCCGTCTGTCAGATTATTTTTATCAATCGCATCTCCACCAGTCCAAGTGATTGATTGATTTCCACTATTAAAGGTAACAGCAACACCAACTAATGAAGTTAGTGTCGCAGTTGTTGCTGCATATGCTGAATTGTGGTAATGAAGTGCATTTATAACATCATCAACATATGATCTTGTTGCGATTACTGAAGTATCTACAGCAGCAGTGACAGCAGTTGATCCGTTATATGATGTTCCCGTTAATCCTGTACTCAATGTAAGAGCATTTGTTGCTGTTGCAGTTACGGTAGCAGAACCACCGAGAGAAATTGATGAACCGTTTACAGTTACTGATGAGTTTGTGAGTGATGCATTTCCAATATTTGATAGAGTATTATCAGATCCACTTATAGTCTTGTTGGTGAGGACTTGGCTTCCAGTTAAGGTTGCTACAGTTGAATCTATTGCTATCGTGACAGCCGATGATCCATTATAAGAAGATCCTGATAGACCAGTTCCTATAGTCAATGCATTCGTTGCTGTTGCAGTTACAGTAGCAGAACCACCAAGAGAAATAGATGAACCGTTTACAGTTACTGATGAGTTTGTTAATTTATTATTGGCAATCGAACCCGCCAACATTGTATTTGTTACTGTTGCGGTATCTGTTGTGTAAACACCATTTGTTACTGTGCTTGCATTTCCTGTCAATGCGCCAACAAACGATGTGGAAGTTACAGAAGTCAATCCTGCAACTGTGGTAATTGTTGTTCCTGAAGTTAGTGCTGTTGATCCTAATGTTGGTGCTGCATATGCAGTTGGAGTAAACCCTAAAGCACTAGTAACATCACCTGAAGATAATGTAACTGCACCAGTTCTTGTGTTAAACGAAAGAACACCAGTATTTGTTAGATTAATTGCATTGTTTGTATCTGGATAAGAAACAGAAATGCCTGTATGTGTTCCAGAAGTAAACAGAGATGCAGCAGCATCTTGAATTGTTTCTGTACTCACTGAGCCAGAAGCATTTCCGTCAACAATCAAAACTGCTGTATCGTTTGTATCACCGGAACCAATATATATTTTCTTATCAGGAATGTTTATAGCAACTTCACCATGTTCTAAACTTGCTGGTGTATTTCCTGGAGTGTCAGATCTTTTGAGTTTGATTTTTGCCATTAGAATGTTCCGCCATCAAGATCTATTGTAGATTCGCTTATTGGTACAAAACTACTCTCTGTTGTTTGATTACCTGTACCGACCCATACTTTATTATCTACAGTATTTATGATCAATGTTCCAGCATTATACAATATATCAACATCTGGTGTCTCGCCTGAATTTTTTAAAAGAATTACGCTTGTCAATTCAAATGGTGTTCTACTCAATCCCATACCAATCCAAAACCTTTTTGAATTATAATTCATTAAGGCTTCACCTAACGGAACACCAGATTTATTTTGTATAACAGAATTTTGATCTAGAATGGGTCCTTCAGTTTCCCCATCTAGTGAATATATTGTTAATAGAGGATTTGTTAATAACCTTCTTGACATTTTTACTTAATGACTACTATGGTGTTTTTTACTTTTATAATCTTTACTTTGTTTCCATTGTAATCAGGTTGGATTTTGTTTGCTTCTTTTGAAGTTGCTTTAATTTGTTTCATTTTACTTTAGATTCTACAGTGAATCTTCCTTTGCAAAGAGGAGTCACGATTTCACCATTTTTTAATCTTAAATAATGGAAATATGTTCCCGGTGTAAGTAAAGCCATAGTATCAGCATTTATTGTTAATTTAAAAGATCCAACAGTTGATCCTGTCTTTGTCAGTGTGCCATAGTATGTATTTGTATTTGGATACTCCAGAGTACCCTCTGTTTGATTACCAGCAGAATCAAACATGAATAGGAAAGTTGAAGTCTTGGTAGAAGTTTTCTTCAACATAAACTCAATAACATTTGATGAAGATGTTATATTTACTGCTGCTTCGCTTTCGTCTAGATATTCAAATTGAATCTCTAGTGTTGCGCCTTCTTCTGCTAAGATGTCGTATGTTCCGCCTATCATTTCTTTTTACCTATGTGGTACTTTGGACAGAGTTCCCACTCTCCCTTTTCTTTATGTGGTATGATTTTGATCTGATTGATTGGTGTCAGGATACTGTTCATTTTATCCTTGTCCACAACACCCACCAATCCCCACTCCTCTAATAATTTTGCAATCATGTTTCTTCTGCCAATATCCGATTCATTGATGTCGGAAGGTAATCCGTCAAGTGAAAATAATTCCTTAAAGTGAACTATGTAATACTTACCTCTTTTGTGTAAAATATGACATGACTGATATAATTTTTTATCTTTTTTAGAAGAAACTCCTATACGGGTCAATGTTTCTTTAACTTTTAGGAAATCGTCTTCATTTTTTAGGGTTACTTCTAATAATGAACCCACATCAAATGTCTCGTTTTGCATAATTATTCTTTCTACAATAAATGATAAAAGTATCAAATATATGTATAAAAAATAATCATTGATCCTGAACGGTCATCGTGTCCCGTATTTTTTGTAATTGGGATTTTGACAGAAGAGTTTTGTATTCGGATGCTCTTTTATTTGAAATATTGTAATATCTCATGATATATTCAATATCTTTATCTTCTGTCTTTTTCAACCACTTTGAGAACCGTTTCCGAGGACGAATCTGGAGTCTCAAATAATCATACTGCATCTGCTTTGGTAAATGATAACGAGAGTTCATTTCATTTGCATGAAATAATGTGTCATCAAAGTAAGAAAGACTCTTGTTAACTATAAACGGGAGATATTCCTTATCGGTCATATCTCCTGTTTCATATAGATTCTTTTTATTTAAATTGATAGAATTTATAATATCCCAGATATTCATTTCTCAAACTCACATTCCATTGCAAGCTGAACAATACAAGCAACCATGTTAATTTCCTGATCTGCAACGAAAGCAGACTTGTATTGATAATCCGCAATGATGAGAATTGCAGTTGCAACAGATGCTGGTGCTAATTTCTTAGACAGAACATCATACAACTTACGGAAAATCATAGACTGTTCATTATCAAGATTTGAGAACACCCAAGAACGAATATGTGTAATGTTACGAGTCTTCATATGGGAGATTAGGTCTTCAATATCCACATCCCCTGCTTCTGCAAGAATACCAGAATCAATATCACCGCTTGTGGAATATCTTTGGAGTTCATTGATGAGTCTACGGAAATCTGGACTATGCTTCACTACCAATTTTGCAAGAACCTTATCGTCATACTTGATCTTTTCATTTTCAAGAATGAATTTAGTTCTCTCAAAGAATTGAGAAGACAATTCCTTCTTTTCCTTTCCATCATAACGGAAATCAAGACATGTGCATCTTGAATGAAGAGGTTCGATCACCTTGTTCTTAAAGTTACAGGTCAGAACAAAGCGACAGTTCTTCGCAAACTCTTCCATGAAACCACGGAGAGCAGGTTGCATACTTGATGGGTTAGCATAATCAAACTCATCCAGAATGACAACTTTACCATTACCGGAAAGTGAAACACTGCTGGCAAAGTTTCGAATCTTTACTCGCAGTGTATCAATATTACCATCTTCTGAACAGTTGATCATGATGTGATCAAGATTCATTTCACTGCACAGTGCTTTTGCAATACTGGTTTTACCGCAACCAGCACCACCAGAGAGAAGCATGTTGGGCATATCCTTCCAATCACCCTTAGCAATCTCCGAGAAGAAAGACTTCAGACGATTTGGAAGAATACAATCCGCAACCTTCTGAGGTCGATACTTTTCGACCCAGATATACATGTCATTGTTTGTTTCCATCATCAATCCTTAAAGGTTGAATCTGCTTGTAGAGCAATCCAGTAGACTAGATCCATGTCCTTGTGACTGAACTTGCTAACGATCTGCTTGCAGAGTTCAACATCATAGTCACCGGGGAACAACTTTAGATCTTCAGTCTTGAAGAACATCTTGAATGACTCTTCACCATCATGTTCACCAACGACTACTGAATAGAAGTTTGAACTTGGATCTGCCTTGTCAGTTGCAAAGATTTCAATCTTTCCTTCCTTGCAGTCATCAATGTTGTAACGAACACCAATGTCTGGAAGTTGAAGAACTGCTGCTGCCTTGAGAAGTTCAGTAAATGACTTCTGGGTTAGTTCGAAGGTCACTGCAACCTTTGGCATGCTGATCTTCTTGGTTGGAACTGTGAGCAACTTTGGTTCACAATAACGATAAACAACAGAGGAGTTGTTTGCACCACTAATTGTTACAGACTTCTCACCAAACTCAAACTCTGGTTCATTGAAAAGAGAGATAGTACCAAGGAACTTATTCAGATCCCAGATACCGAACTCCACTTCAAAAGTCTCTGCAACTTCCACTTCAGAAAGAATGTTCTTTACTGGAGAGATTGTTGTGAGTGTGTTACCTGGCTTTACTAGCAGGTTTGAATTGATGGACGCATAATTCTTTAGAATGTCTAGTGTACGCTTGGAAATTTTCATAGTTGTAGATGTCATCACAGTCTCCTTTATTACTTAGAATTCTCTCTAATATACTCTATACCGTTAGTGAATTCAATATATTTTTTACGAGCATTTTCCGAAACACCAGGCGTTGTCGGAACATAGTTAGTAAATCCAGGCATCATTAATGGGCAATGTACCTTTGGAAACTCTAATTTATAATACGCATCCGTATCATTATCAAGTTTTCTTGTAGATAATTGTGTAAGTTCTTTATCACCACAGCCACAAGCGCCACAAAAATGAGAGCCTGGAAATTTTACACTATCTTTTCTTTCAGAACAAGCAGGAAATTTATTAACAGAATCACCATGACAGCTCAATTGTCTTAAATGAATTACTGCTGGTTCTGCTTTTCTATTATTGATTCCTTTTGAAGCCATTGATTGGACAAATGTTGCTGCTTTTTTTAACAATCCCGTTTCTTTTATTTCTACGGTTTCATCACTTTGTTTTTCATTATTATCAGACATATTAGTTCTCCATATCGTCCATAGAATCAAACATTTCATCTTGATTCATATATTTAAAATCATTAATTTGCATCTTTTGTTCTCTTCTTTTGTTTCTGGATGCTTTCTTTTCCACTTTTTTTGCTAAACTTTTATCTTTAAATTGATCTCTATAATCTTCAGACATGGCTCAAACAAATTCTCCTGGAAATGCTTTTTGTAATGTTTGTAAAGTAAACCCAAAAGAAGAAGTATCCTTCTTTAAAATATTTTCAAGAAGTGCTGCTTCTGTCCAGTGGAGTGATTCTAATAATATTTCTAATTTATTTTGTTGCTTCTTGTATTGTAATCCTTCATATTTTTCATAAAAATATGGAACAGATTTAAAATCTCTAAAAAGTTTAGCATAGTTAAACCCTATAGGAGAATCATCTGGGATATATTTTGGTATTGATTCTAATTTTGGAAATTTATCCAAAAATGCAAATTTCATTAATTGTATTAGAGCAATAGATTTATTTTGTTGAAGAAGTTTTACTTTTTCTTCTTCTGTTTTGGCATCTCTTACACCATAAACTATTTCAGATATCAACTTTGTCATTTTAAAAATCCTGTATTACATCCATTAAATTTTTCAATCGCTTCTCAACAAAGTAATCGAACAACTTGGATCTATCTCCCTCTGGTGGTTCCTTGAACTCTTCCAGAATAGCGTTCTCATACTCCATAGGTATATATGCGTGATCCACCAACATTTGATTTCTATTAATGTTAGTTTGGTATTCTTGGGGAACATCGCTGAATGTTTGCCATTGTGCTAACTTCTTTGCAGCGAGTGGTTTTTGACGCTTTCCATCCACAGCAAATGTATCATCTGCTGAAAGAATATTTGGAATACCGTCTGTTGCATCACCCTTGATAATATGTTCAAAAAGATAGCGTTCTGGTTCTGTACAAGTTACCAGACTCTTCTTGATTGGGCTATATTGCTTCACATTTGGATAACGAAACAACTGTTGAAAGTCTTTGTCGCTTGAAACAATCATGATCTTTTCCTTATCATGGTAATGCTTCACAAGCGTAGCAATAATGTCATCTGCTTCACACCGCTCAACCTTCATCGACTTATACGGAAAATTATCCCGAACTTCATTACGAATAGTATCAAGAATCTCAAAGATACGATCCCAGTTATAATCATCAACTGCTCGTGTCTTCTTACGATTGATCTTATAGTGCGGGAAGATCTCTCGTCGCCAATAGTTACCTGCATCTTGACACAGAACCAATTCACCGTATTCCTTATGGAACATATTACGATACATGCGGTATGTTGATAATGTAACATGCCTTGCAAGTTCAAGGGTTACATCCATAGGCGAATCGTATTGTGCAAAAATTGTACCGAGGATAATTTGTGTATTGTCGATTAGAATCATTTTGAATTCAGAATATCCTTAAGGTCTTCGAGTGTATTAATCACAACCTTGAGTTTACGCTTTCCAAGGAATGAGTATCCCTCCTTAAGATCGGGATCTCCCTTATACGCTTGCTTCATTTCTTTGATATGGGGATCAAGAACTTTGGCAAGTTTCTTGTGATGGACTGATTTAATACCTTGCATACGCAACCATTCCGAATGGTCTATGTTCTTAAGATTACCATCTTTTTCAGCCAAGTCAATAAAATCGTCAATTCTTTGTTCAATTGTAGTCATGTATTCAACAGTTTTCTTTTGAATTCTTTCTTGAACATTGACCTTTTCTTTATTTGGATCTTCAATCTTCATTGGTTTTGTATTTCCCAAATGAATAATTGAATTGATATTCTTCTTGATCATATCAAGAGTTTCAGGTCGGAGTTTACCGCCCAAGTTCATAATACGACAGCGACTACCAATATAAATGAATTCCATAGCATTAATGTCACATGCTGCTGCAAACTTGATATCCCTTTTAGAATATGCATTCTTCATCATCCAGTCGATGACCCAAGGTTTGCACATATTATCATCACAAGAATAACTATACCAATTGATCGCACGAAGAATCTTGGTGTCCAATTCCTCGGGTGTTAGTTTGTCCGCATCCTTCCACACGGGTTCACTACCCATAATCAAAGAGTCAACAGAATCACCTCGACCAATACGACGAGTTACTTTCTTCTTTTTCTTTTTCATATATCAATTCTACTAAAATTGTTTCGCTTGACAAATGTAATATGATCTTGGAACTTGTCCTGCAATAGTTCCTTCGACTTATGAGATATTACAAAGATGTTGGTATTCTTGTCAAGACCTTTCAGGATAGAAAGAAAAGATTCAGTTGCAACATCATCTAAACTTCCATCTAATACTTCATCAAATATTAGCAAATTGCAATTTAATGAATTCTTTAATTGTGCAACTGCACGCCATGCAAACAAAAGTGACAAGTCTATCTTTCGCTTTTCACCTTCGCTAAAACTATCATATGTGAAGAGATCACGATGACGACTCTTGATTGTTTCTTCAAATGATTCACTTAATTCAAATTGAACAAAGAAATCCATTTGTGCAAGATATTTGTTAATTATTTTATTCATAATTGGAAGATAGTACTTGATAATCTTGCTCTTGATGCCTGTGTCTTTCATAAGGAATGAAGCAATAGAATAGTATTGCATGTCATCATTCAGTTTCAACTTGTTCTCCACAAGTTCTTTTCCTGCTTGACCCATCTCCTTCAACTTTGCTTGTTCTTCATCAATGTTCTTGGTATCTGATTGAATAGCACCAATATCAGATCGCAACTTCTTTACATACTTGTTTGTTGCGTTTACCTGACTCTCAATCTCATGAATCATTCTTTGTTCTAATAGAATGTTATTGGTTATATGGTTTCTTTCTATGATCTTTTCATTCAACTTTGTCATTTGCTTTTCTTGCAGTTCAAGTGCTTTTTGCAATTCCGTCTTCTTGACTGTCTTCTCTGTCAGAACCTTTTCTTTATGCTCGCAGTCAATCTTCTGTGAACAAGAAGGACAATGATCATTTGTTGAATAGAAAGTAATATCTTTATCTGCCTTTTTAATTTCAGCATGGATACTCTTGCCAAGATCATTTAGTTTTTCAATATCTTTATCTACTTGAATTTCAGAAGACATCTTGATGAGTTCTTCCATCTTTAATCTCTTCT